CCGCCGCTTAGTACGCCGCCAACTGTTAAACCAGTACTGCTTGCTCCTGCTGTTAATTGTGTTTGTGTTACTGCTGTAATTGGGCCTGCTACTGGTAAATTACCGCCTGTAACAGTATATGTAATGCTAGTTGCACTTGGAATACTTGTTACTACAGCACTAGTTGGACTACCGCTATATAATGATCCAGCGGAAATTGCCCAAGTTTGTGTAGCAATAGTACCTGAAGTAGCTGTTGCTAATGCGGCAATAGTAAATTGTGTTTGACTAGCTATTGCTGTAATCGTATATGAACCAGCAGTAACATTAGAAGCAGTACCAGTATTAGCACTAGTAAGAGTTACAGTCATACCAACTGCTATAGTAATTGATGGAGTAGTAATTGTAAATACGCCGCCGCCACTGCTTGCCATACCCGAAAGGGAAGTACTTGAACCAGCTGTTGCAGAAATTGTTGCGCCAACCGTAAACAAATTAGCATTTGATAGTCCTGTTAATGTTGCTGTCCAAGGTCCTGATCCGGTTACACTTCCAACCGATGCTGTGCTTGCAACCGTTGTTGCCGCAATCGATGGACTATTAAGTGTACCAGCATTGATGCTGGTAATTTGAGTTGGTAATGCAATTACACCAGCGGATTGTAACCACATACCGTTTGTTACGCTACCACTAGTAACAGCGGTTACTGATAATGTTGTACCTGCGGTTGAACTATTTGTACCATTGCTGATAAATCCAGTTACAGTTGCTGTAGTACTTGCTGGTTGAACAATAGTTGTACGCAACTCGTCACCTACTAAACTACAATTTTCTGGAATACTAATAGGAAGAATTTCGTTGTAAGTTCCTGTCTTAACAAAAATTGTTGCACTTTGACCGCTACTACGTGAAGGTAGTGCCGCAGTACTTACAGTAGTCAACGCAGTAATGATATAGTTCATTAAAGTTGTTGTTGCTGTAGTTGCTCCGGATTCAGCCGCTGAGCCAGCAGTTACTTGACTAACTGGATTAGGTGCTGTCATTACAGTTTGATAACTTGTTCCTGGCGCAGTTTGTGTTAACGCATTTTGCATTAAACTGGCCAACTCAGTCAACATGGCAATGAAATATGGCATTTCAGCTGCCACAGTTGTATCGTAGAATGTATTAGTTCCTGGTTGGAAAAATGCATACGCATTGAAAATTGTCTGACTATTACCACCACGTGATAAGTCATAAATTACACCATCAATAATAAATCCTGAATCGCGATATGATTTAGTTTGGTCGTAGACTGAACTTGGACTAAACGGACTTGCACTAACTGATTTCTCATAAGTGCTCCAGTACCACATTTCGTTTTGCATCCAAGTTTTATTTGCTTTTAATAAAGCAACTGCATTAGGATTGTTAACACCTGCGGCAACAATACTTGCGGCATATTTAATTGTGGCAAATGGTTTATCTAATGTAACACCATATCCATTAGTATAGTTGTCTGTGCCACTTGGTGCAACATAATAAACGTTATTAATTTGTCCAAATGTTGCCCATGTTGGAGTAGTACCAACGACTTTCAATACTTGACCATCAGTACCAATAGGTAAACGTGTAGCACCTGCTCCACCAAAATAAACTATATCACCTTGTGTTGTTAATACGTTAGTCTCAGCACCACTTGCTACTTGGTTCCAATATGTACCTGTTGTATCATTATCTGGACGATTTCCTGTTGCGGCAGTATGAGCTAATACGCAAATATAACTGTTATAACCCATTGTAACTTGATCGCCAAGTACATATGAACTGCCTGAATACCAAGTTACTGCTAAACCAGTAAAGGTAAATGTTGTGATTGCGCCACCGCTTTGTTGTACTGTAATAAGAATATCGTTAGCAGGAGTTAAACCGCCTACTTGTGTACCAGCAATTTTAATTACTGCATTAGTTGAATATCCAGAACCATTACCAGTTTTAGTAACTGTATAAGTTGTACCGTTAACACCAACTGTAAATGTTGCGCCTGAACCTGTACCACTTGTAGTTGTATTTGTTGGGCTTACATAGCTTGCACCTGTAGCGTAAGTAGTCCAACGCATTCCTGGATTCAATAATGCATAATAACTTGCATTAGGAGGAATGATAGTTGCGCTACTAGTATGATCAGCAGTGACCAAATATGTATACGCACCAAATGATACTACAGCACCAATTTTATATGCAGTTGATGTAGTCCATGTACTTTGATAACTAAATCCAGTACTTAATAAACCCCATGATCCTGTGTTTGTTGTAGGAGGACTGTTGGTAATAGTACCACCAGTCATTGGAATAATATTAGTATTTAAAACTGTTACACTTGAACTGGTTGCACTTTGTACTACATAAGAACCATTATATCCAGTAATTGTAATTGTACCACCAGTTGCATACGGAGTAGTAGAACTAGCAAATGTAAGATATGTTTGTGTACAAGATACTACAGTTTGAGTACCATTATATCCTGTTGCTCCACCTGTAAACCCTGATACAGTTATAATTTGTCCAATTTGGAATGGAGCAACCGATTGGGCTGTGTTGAACACTAAAGTAGCTACGCCAGTATTAGCAGATGCTGAAACTGTAGTTGATGTAAAATTCTGACTAGTACTTAACTGCCATGTGCTTGCACCTGAACTACCATTACCTGATAATAATGCAAGAATAGTTGTTCCTACAGTAACACCAGTTCCGGAAATTACAGATCCAACTGTGATAGTTCCACTAGTAACACTAGATACACTTAATGTAGTTGAGCTAGTTACACTTGCAGTAAACACTGCTGTAGCTCCAACACCAGTTGATGTATTTGATGCCAACGTACCAGTTGCACCTGTTATGGTTACACTCTGTGGTGCTACAAATGGTTGAATTGTTTGACTAGCAAAATTGTAAGTTACACTTGTTCCATTTCCTACTGAAGAAGCTAATGAAAGACTTGTATTTGTTACGTTAGTTTTTGCAACATAAGTATAACCGCCGTATGTAACGGTATCGCCGACCGCATAGGCTGAAGACACTGACCAAGAATTACTAAATTCTAAACCGTCTACTAGTCTTGCAAAATTAGTTGTGGCAAATCCAGCGTTGGTACTGCTATGATATGTTGTACAAATCCAAAGACCTGCGCCATATTTTACCACGTCATTTATTCTGTAACGTGGGCTTGCTGTATAAGTTGCGCTAGACAATGATCCATTAGAAATACTTAATGTCCAAGTTGTTCCGCTACCGCTGAGAATTACTGTTCCTGCGGCAATACTACCACCGGATAACACTTGTCCAATAGCTGGAGATCCGCCTGTAGTTGTTAATGTTGTTCCGCTAATAGTACCGGTTACAGTAGTAGGTGCACTCCATGCACCTACATAAGCAAACGCCTGGTTCAATACATCCCATGATGATTGATTTGCTTCTAATCCAAGAGCAGGAGTTGCAGCCGCAGTATGTCCAGTGTTACAACGATACACCGTTGCACCGTATGTAACAATGTCAGCTACTTTGTATGTTGTACCGGCAATCCAAGGACCAATAAAATTCAAACTGGTTGCCCATTGATCCCAATAACTTTGATTCGTTTCGAGTGTAGTACTTGCAACGTGACCTGTATTACAAATGTAAACAGTTCCACCGTATTTTACTAAATCACCAATTTTGTAAACTGTACTAGCTACCCAAGTACCGGTCCACGATTGGCCATCAGCAGATAATTGCCAGTAATTTGATGACAAATCCGTATAAAAACCGTTTGATACACTACTACTAGTGTGCCCTGTTAAGCAAAGGTATGTTTTACCGCCGTATCTAACTACGTCATCTTTGTAGTAGGTAGTAGAACCAGCCCATGTGTTTTTCCAAACAAATCTAATTCTACCTAATTTAAATTCTGCCATTGTATACTCCGTACTTGTCTATTATATTTATGTTATTTTTAATTATGGAAACTTTGCATTAAATATGCCATTGCTAATAGCGACCCATCAACACCAGCCGCTGGGCCTTGGAACATAACTTTGTTAGCCATATTAATTTGATTACCTGTTGTAGTTAAGATACTACCTATACCGCTATTATCATTCACCACTTGCACTTGCCCCATAGTGGCACTGTTTACCTGACTTGTTCCGCCACCTTGACCTAATCTGCTAGCAATATATGTTTTAATTGCTCGTTGAGTACTAATAGTATTATCACTGTTTGCACTCATAGTACCGTCTGTACTAATAGTATTAATAATTGCACTTGAACTACCAACAACTAACGCACCTAAACTAATTTGTGTTAATCCTGAAAGATTAAACAAACTAGCACTTAGTGTAACTGTACCAGTTGCTTGAGCAACACCAAAAATATTACCTACTGTAAAATTACCATCTTGGTCAGTTGCAGTATAAAATACGTGGCCGCCACCAGCTTCTATTGTTTGAAAAGTTGCCAAGCTAGGTGTAAAGAACGCATTGATTGGATAATTTGTATTAACATAGTTACCGCTATTAATACTTAAAAAATCATGTCCTGTTAAACGAATTTGACTGTATAAAATTCGAATAGACAATGCAGTTGCATTAGCTTGCGATTTATAAACAGATATAGATTGGTCAAATTGCAATGTAGCAGATTGATTACCTAATGATCCAGATACATTAGTAATAGCTACCAGCTTATAAACTGTAGGATTACCGCTAATAACTACGTTTGATCCTGGAGTAGGTGTACTAGTCATTCCATATATGTTTAGATAGCTTCCAGTTTGATAAGAATCTGCATAACCTGTACTAGCACTATCTGTAATAACAGCACCAGCAGTTAGGTATCCAGTACCCCTAGATATAAATGTTGGTTGACCTAATACTCCATCACCGTAACGAATTGTATAAGATGCGGCTGTACTTGCATTTGGATCGGTAATAGTCAGTGTTGGTCCAATTACATAGCCAGATCCTGGATTCTGAATTCTAAAAGATTTAATCGATCCTGACGATATAATTGCTCTTGCTCGAGCAGTTGCTCCAGTTGTCATCACACTTGAGATGTTACTACCTGAGGTAATTGCTACAAACACAGCAGGCCCTGATGTAGGATTGCTAACTGATACTGTACTCCATGCAGGACTTGTTCCTACTAAATTTGCAGTCCAGTTGATACCATCTTGACTTTGTGCATTGCTAGTTGATCCACTAGCTATTAACATGAATAAGCCTTGACCAAAAGTTACGCTGAGCCACTGACTTGCGGCTGGTAAAGTCATTGCATACCAGTTAATACCGTCTATACTATAAGCACCGTTAGATGATCCAATTGAAACTGCAATGAACACTCCGTTACCAAAACTAGCTAATGTCCATGTTTGAGTAAATGGTAAAGTTGCTGTTGCCCATGTAATACCGTTGATAGCATATTGGCATTGATTGCTAGCTGTACTAGCAAAACTTACATAAGTTCCGTTACCGTAGACTAATGGGCCTCCGCCGATAGTAGGAGATCCAAATGGAATCCAAGTAGTAGCATTGTTAGTTTTAAATAATTCAAATGTACCGTTAGCAGTGGTTGTAGTAGTCGGAACGTATGCGCTAGCACGAGTACCAACTTCTAATTGTGCGCCCCATAAGTACAACCCGCTCAATCCATCGCCAATATATTGCTGTGCGCTAGAATTATTAATAACATCGATAAATGGATAGTTGTTAGTATTTGTTCCTACTGCATGGGTAGCTGTTACAGCAATTCTATACCAACCATTCCCTGCACCAGTTACGTTTACCGACGTTCCTGAATAATCTCCTGTACTTGTCGGAGCAGTAATAACTCCACCTGTTGCTAAATTTATAATTGCACCAGTGAATGTTGTACTTGGCGTTCCATTAGTAAATCCAACTAGAATTTGGCTACGTTCTGCGGCTTTAGCATAGATAGAAAATGTAACTGTTTCTGGACTAGCATTTGTTCTAGTATAATAAATTACGTGTTCTGCATTGCTAGTATTGTCAATAAATTTATAAGCAGTATATGTTCCATCTGGTGCTTGTGTCGCAACAGATGCTGGAACAATATAAGATAAACTTGTAGTCCAAGCGGCATTTGTTAACGTATTACTATAAGTTAACAAATTAGTTCTTGAACCGGTGTTCATTACAATAGCGGCATAGTTTCCATAATAACTGCTTGGAGCAGAAATAATTGGTGAATTACCAAATGTTGTTACAGGTAATGCACCTGAAGTAAAACTAGTACCGTTAGAACTATATGCAATAGTTGTAGTAAGTGTATTAGTAGCAATGAATAAACCATTACTGTAAACCATACTAGTTGTTGCGCCTAAGTTTGGTAAACCAGAACCTAAATTCCAATTAAGGCCATTTGTAGAATAGTTAACTAGTTGACTTTGTCCGTCAATTGTTACAAAATATCCATTACCGTATGCGCTACTAGCCCAATATCCTGAAGCTGTTAAACTTCCACCTACTGTACCAAAACCTGGACCTGCAATCGCAACTCTTGGTTCAATAATATACGAACTAGAGTTGTCGCAAACTGTTGGCTGGGTTCCTGGATAGGCAAGATCCCATCCTTGTGCGCCAGTTGCTTCAGAATAAATTGTAGCTACTTTACTTGTACTGTTGTACGCTTGAATATAACCCGACTGTCCTGCACCAGTTCCTGAAAGAACTACAATTCGCATACCTGCATAAACTAATGCGCTGTTTGTATCACTAGCTGATAGTGTGATAGTTCCGTTACTAGTACCATTTTGTGCCAATCCAGTTACGCTAAGATAACTTGTACCACCAGGAAACCCAGTGTTAGTAGGATCAGTAACTCTAATTTCATAAATGCCGGCATTACGAATATCATAAGTTTCAAATATAACTCCTGAACCGCTACCAGTGATAGTATATGACGGACTGGTATAATTTAATCCAGCATTGGCATATTCAAATGCTAATAATTTTACAGTATTAGTCATAACATAACCAACACTTGCTTGTGTAGCTCTGTTATTAACGTAAGCAGTAATTGGAGTTTCTGCAGAGTATACTCCTTCTGCTACAGATCCATATACACCATAACTATTATTGCCGTTGGTTGCACGTAATTTTCCGCCATTTTCACATAGATAACCTATGTAATTATAATAAGTAAACACTGATACAGCTTCTGAACGACCTAAACTATTAATCCATACACCAATACCATCACTTAAGATTTGTGTAAAATCGTTACATACAATACTTCTGTAACCGCCGGCATGTAATGTTCCATCTACTTTTAATCCTACACATCCTGTACCAAACGTTGTTACGTTTTGTACATACGGACTCTTTGAAGTAATCCAAACTGAACTATCACTTGTGCCAGAACCTGGATCTAAACTTACGAACGCTCCGCCAGTTGGACGTTTTGTGCCGTAAGAATTTGCAAGGCCTAATGATCCAGTTAACCCTTGAAGAGTCATATTTCTAATAATTGTGCCGTTGCGAACATAAAACATGTTGTTACCACTAGTAGCCGCAGTTGGTTGAACAATAGTTGTACGCAACTCGTCACCTACTAAACTACAATTAGCTGGAACACTGATCGGACATACTTCAGTATATGTACCAGTTTTGATAAAAATTGTTGCGCCTGTAATACCGTTTGCAATCAATTGAGCGCAAGCGTAGGCAATAGTAGCCCATGGGCTATTCAAACTAGTTCCGTACAACGGAGTATCTGTTCCTGCCGTTGATGAAACATAATAAACTTTACTAATAACTCCAAATGTTGCCCAATTTATTGAAGTACCAGAACTTGCTTTTAAAATTTGTCCAGGATTTCCAATAGGTAATCTTGATTTTGCGCCAGTGTTCCACCAAAGCGTATCACCTTGAGTTGTCAATACATTATTGGCATCTCCAAGACTATAAACTTTCCAATATGTACCAACACTAGATGAGCCAGCGGCAACATCAGTAGCAGGTAATGTGCCCGATGAAGAAGTATGAGCAAGTATACACTCGTATGACAATCCTGCATATGAAACTATATCTCCTAATACGTAAGGAGTAGGTGTTGACCAAAAACCTGCCCAGAAGCGACCTGGTACTAACAATGTCCAATAAGTTGCATTAGGAGGTTGTTGTTGATAGTTGTCTAATATACAAACATATAGATAACCATCATTTCTAATTACAGATCCAATAGTATATGAAACTGAAGAAGACCATGTTTGTCTATAGTAATAATTTTCTGTTACGATTTGCCAATAACTTGTGTTAATGTCCGGAATCTGATTAAGATTATTTCTGAGTGCTCTATAGCTATAGCCACCATAGTTAACGATATCACCTTTATAATATTGCTGACTTGAACTATATATAGGCGAATTAAGTCCCGGGAATTCTAAAGCGTCTAAATATATACTCCAATATACTGGAGAATCTGTTAAAAATACAGTAGATTGGTGAGCTACATTACAAATATATAAAGTTCCGTCAAACTGAACTACGTCTAATACGTGATAATTTGTAGCAGTTGCCCAACCACTCTTATAAGATAATTGTTGATATACAATTTGCCAAGCACTTTGATTAGCTTCTAATCCAGTAGTAACAAAAGATGAACTAGTGTGAGCAGTAATACAACGATAAATTGTTCCACCATATACGACTACATCGTTAACTTTATATTGTGTACTAATTGCCCAATTTGTTTTCCAAGCATCGGCTTGACTTACAATAGTCCAAGCACTTTGATTAGCTTCAAGTCCAAGTGCAGTTGAAATTGCGGCAGTGTGGCTAGTAATACATCTATAAACTAATCCTCCATAACTAACTGTATCTCCGGGATTATATAAATTAACTGCACCAGCAGACGTAATAGTGCCACCGGTTCCTGTCGTTGTAGTAGTATTTAGATAGCTAACTGAACTAGTTGTAACTGCTGTAACTGTAGCGGTTACATTATATCCAGACACACTATTACCGCCAACAGTAATAGATTGTCCAACAGTAAATGGATTAGATGATTGAGTTGCAAACACTAATGTAGCAGTTGTTCCGTTGCCAGATGATGAAATTACTGATAATGTATTAGTTGCACTCGGTGTCCATGCACCGCGCCATGTATACCCATCAAACATCTGTACCCATAGTGTAGATAATGCTAAGTCTGTGGCAAAACTACTGCTACTTGTGTGAGCTAACAAACAAACGTAAGCCTTACCGCCGTAAAATATTACATCGTCAGCAAGGTAACCATTGGAACTAGTCCAAGTTCCTTTCCATGTGTATCGTATACTGGCTATTTTAAAATCTGGCATAATCTACTCTTAATTGTTTGAACTTATCCCTGATGGGTAAGCATATTTTGTATTAATTCTGGCTACTAGTTCACCTGTGCTATCAACATAATAATAAATTCTACGATCATCCCAGCGGTATTGTTCGTAATTTAAATTGGCATATACCAAAGCGTGATTGATATCTCTATTGTCATAAAAATCTGTACCTGGTTCAAATGCAGTATAATTACCGCTAGGATCTCCAGGATTGTTAATTTGAATACTATCAGTTCTACTTAATTGATCAACAATGGCTAAGGTTATTTCGCCATCGCTATTTCTACGTAGTCCCATGAAGTATCGTGGCTGACCTCCGATCAATTCTTGTTGATCTCTTCCAAAATAATAATTATTACTATTGCTCATAATCTATCCTTAAGCTACTTCAGCATAGCTGAATGTGGCGTCAACACTACTAGCAGTATCCGAAACTAGTGTAATACTGCTGTTGTTTCCTAATACAATTTTTTCACTATTAGTTACTACTTTAACACTGGTATATGGAGGAATTATTAATCCGCTAATATAGTAACCTGTTGTAGGAGTAGAATCTGTTATAGTAATATTAACTGTAACATCGTAATCTGTTGTATTGGCTAAATTTAGACCAATGATTGTATAGATATTAGTTGCACCTGTTGTAAGTGGTGTTACTGGAGTTGTTCCTATACTTGCTTGTACTTTAGTGTGAAAATAGGTTGCCATGTTTTATCCGTAAATTAATGCTTGTTCTACACCAATATCAGCTGCCGACTGTGCAGTAACACCGCCGGCGCTACCAGCAACACTTACCCAGCCACCTGTAGTATAAACTTCGACCAAATATTGTTCAGTGTTATAACGTATCATACCAATTGCCGCATACGCATTTGCTGGTCGAGCGGCAACTGAACCGCTTGGAATAACCATACCATTTGTGCCAGATACTGCAACATAACCAGTGCCTGTAGTAGCAAAAGTTGTTATACTACCAGGAACAGTATTAGTAATTGTATTGGCCGCAATACTTAAATTATTACCTAAATTTACTGCTCCAGAACCAGTTGTTAACAAATTAATATTTGTATTTGTCGAGCGTGTGCTAATTGTACTGCCGTTTATTTCTAAACTAGCGGTTTTATAATCTGTTCCAGTAATTGAAGTTGCATTTATATTATTAATAGTTGCATTATTACTGTAAATGGTAGCCCAGTTTAGTAAGCTAGATCCCAAATTCCAAGAGTTAGTAGGAGTAGGAACAATATCACTATCCACTTCTCCGTTGAACTGAATAGTATCACCGACTCCACTATCACCTAATTGAATATTGCCGTCAGCAGTAATCATTCCAGTAGCATGTAAATTACCGTTAACTAAAACGTTGCTGTTAACTGTTACTTGTCCTGAACCAGTTGTGGTAATGTTTAAATTTGTATTAGTACCAACTGTACTAATAGTATTACCATTAATGTTTAATTGTGTACCAACTGTTAAATTACCTTGATACACAACTCCGTTAGTGCCGCCTGCTGGTACTAGATTGATTGTTCCACTTGAGCTGGAAATTGTATTGTTGCTTACAGTAAATGTAGCAATCGTTGCACTGTTGGTTGTTTGTAAATTGGTAGTACGAGTTGTACCTACAACTTGTAGGTCATTGGTTGGCGCGGTTGTATTAATACCGATACGGCTGTTATTAACATCCAAGTAAAGTAAGCTCGTCTCAAAAGCTAAATTTACCCCGTTACGAAGCAAATTATCTTTTAAGAGCGGACCCGAAATTCGACCAACAGCCATTTACGCTCCTCGTATACCCCGTGTTTCACGGTTAACCTAGTTTGGTGTCTGGCGTTACCCTTCTTCCGCATCCTTTAAAAGGCTCTTTGTCGGTTTACCACAGTTGAATATCGTAAAAACTTGGTCAGTTTTTACAGTAATAGTATTTAGCTGTTTTGATTTTTTACCCTAGTATAAGGGTCCAAATGTCCATAGTTTCAGTAACCTCGTCTGCACTTAGCACTGGGCTGAGACCGATACTGGGTACCCATTGTTGTAATGCGTTTACTGTACTTCCTGAAGGTAATGTAAGCAATAGTGGACTACTAATATTAAAACTTACTCCAGCATTGATGCTAGTTATTAATGTGTTGGCACTAAATGCTCCAGGTAAACTTATACCGGTTACTAGATCGCCTACTTTCATTCCGGTAGTTCCAGTAGTATAGATTATACTTGTTCCTGAATTAGATTGAGCATTGGTAGTTGCATTAAAACTAGTTACTGTATTTGATACATTGGCATAGACTTCTAAGATAGACAAGTCTGTGTTAAAACGTAATGTACCTAGCGGAGGATTTACAGGACGTTGTACAGTTGTTCCGACCGGAGGAACAAAACCGTTAGAACCGCTAAAATACAAGTATCCGTTTTGAGCACCAGTAATTGAATCTGCGGCAAAATTAAAAGTTAAAGGTGTAACTGTTGGACTGTAATTTATAGTACCTTGCTGAATAGTAATGGTGTTGTTAAGATTAATAACTCCAGTTCCGCTTGTTGAAAACTTTAAATTATCACCAGATAAATTATCAATAATATTGTTATTGCCGACAGTAACATTGCCAATGGTCATGCTACCGGTAAGAATATTAGTATTGGTAATTGCTCCAGTTTGTAGAGCATTGCTATAAATTGTATTCCAATACAAGCTACTAGAACCTAAATTATAAGTGTTAGTAGTTAACGGAATGATATTACTATCGACTTGGGCTGGTATAGTAATAGTTTTTGTAGGGCCGGATCCTAAAACAATATTACCATCAAATGTAACATTTCCAGTGGCATGTACATCACCGTTGACCAATACATTATTATTGGCTAGCGCAGTACCTATTACTAGTTGTCCGGTAGGATTAATAAAAATACTATCTCCCGAAACGTAATCGGTGATAGTATTTCCTTTTAAAGTAATTTTATCAGTGCTAAGGCTAGGAACAACAATATTTGGATTGCTAGATTGATTTGGCTGAATATTAATTACATCAAATAAATTTTGTACTTGATTTGTTGTAAAGTATAATTCGCTTAGATCTGCCTCTGTATCTACAATTACAGTAGGAGCATAAGTTAACCCGCTAATGTCAAAAGTTCTAGTTGGTGTATTGTTATTAACGCCAATGAAACCATTTGAAACATTTAAGTAGAGTAAACTTGTTTCAAATGCAAGATCATTGCCGTTGCGTAACAGATTATCTGCTAGTAACGGGCCACTAATTCTACCTAGTTCGCGCCCCATGATAGCTCCTTATTACTGGTCAAAACCCAGTAATGCTGTTACAATTTTACCGTATGGAGGAGGGCTACTAAAGAATAGATAGTAACCACTACCAGTTTGGCTGTTTTCTGTTATAGTGATCTGTGTTCCAGCAGTAATTGTTCCGCCAGTAGTTGCTTGACTTAATCTAATATTGATAATTGCATCAGTATTAGGATCGTTTAATATACTGGCAACTGTAGTACCGTTTGGAATATGTGTTCCAGATACTGTTGCGCCAATGATTGAATTTCCTGCATAGATGGCACCTACACCCATAACTGTTCCATAAGACCCAGCTGGCATACTACCAGTAGCACTACTGCTATAACTTACACTACCTGGAGTTACACTAGAAACTGTAAATTTGCCGTTATATGCTGATGGATTAATATCTGTCACTGTAATAGTTTGACCTACATAAAATGGATTTGCTAATAATGTATTAAAAATTAAAGTGGCAATACCTCCAGATGATCCTACACTTGTTACTGTTAAACTTGTTACTAATGGTATCGATGTTTGCCCAGTTGTTACATCTTGAGATACTATTGGTTGAAAAACTTCTGAACTTAGAGTAGGATTTTGTACTACTGTATAGTTATTACCAGCTAGTTGCAAAACGTTTTCCACAACTACTAGCATATTTTGTCCGCCAAAATTACTGTTGTTGCTACTGACATTTCCGGGATTATATAAACTATTTAAAGGTCCAAAATATACAGACTGCCCGTCACCGGCGCCTAAATTTTGTTGAACAATTGGGCCTGACTCTGCATAACGTAATGCTCTCCAACTACTGCCTTGATACACTTCTATGTTACTAGTAGTTGTATTATAACGCATCATTCCTGCTACTGGAACATATGGACGAGGACTTGTTCCGTTAGTAGTTCCACTGGGCAAAACTAGTGTATTTGTTGTGCCCATAACGATATTATTGTTTGTGTCTACATACAAACTATTGTCGAATACTGCTCGACGATTAAGTGTTTGACGTCTTAAAAATCTCATTATACCGCCAATGTACTTATAGTTGTTACTAGTGCGCTGGCGGTATCTGATTTAGCAACTAATACATCTCCATTGCCTAGCACTAATTTTTCTTGATCTAAACTTAATGTTTCGCCTGCCGTAATAGGTACTGCATTAACAATTAAATTTGTTGTGCTTAATGATTGTCCGTTTGGTACTGCATACAAAGTAAAATTTGCAGTATTAGCAGTTGGATTACTAGGATTAAACGCATTAATATTACAAATAATTATAGTAGTTATGGCATTATTGCCGCTACTTGAATATATTGTTGTATTTGTTGTTCCGATTGCTACCGATGTTAACGCCATAATCTTTCCTATTAAAATAGTATGCTTAGTAATACTGCTCGATTCTTGCTTACCAATTCATCTGATGTATTTACATTTGTGATGTATAGTCCAGTTTTTCCTGGGCCAGAAGTAGCTTGACTATAAATCTTTGTTTTGCCCGAAGTAGAACCTGGAGTCAATGCTTGATCATCAAGATTAAACACTCCATTAACTTCTACGTTATTATTAACCGCAGTAAAAATTAAATTGTTTGCACTGGTATTTGAAACTGTATCTTGATAAATGTTAACGTCACCAATTGTAACTCCTACAGGACTTACGGTGGCAATTGTTGTACCGCCAACATATAAATTGATAGTGCTACTAAATGCTTCAATTTTACTTTGTTCGCTGCCACTAAGAGCTGTTGTTGGATAAAAAATACGGTCAACTGATGCAACACCATTAGCCGCTGCCACGTAAGTGTTGACATATTTTTTAGTTGTAATATCGTTGTCTTGTGTTACACGTAATTCATAATTGGTAGTATTTGCTACACGCAATACTCCATTTCCATTACGCATATCAAAAATTAAATCAGTAGTACCATCATTAGTGATAGTGGCTACTTGTAATGCATTAATTATGTTGTCTGCTGTTTTTAATTGAAAAGTACCATTAACATTAGAGTTACTAACTCCGCTGTAATGACTAATACTTTCATTAAACATAATCTGTGCGGCACTAAAATTGCCGCGATTAATTTGAAATCCTGATTGATAGTTAAATGCTATCGGAATACCATTGCCGGTAACACCGGTATCAATAGTAAAAATATTATCAGCTACAGTTGTATTTGTAGATTCAATGGTAGTTGTTATACCTTTGACATCTAAATTACCTGTGATAATCGTTGTCCCTACTGTATTACCTGTATCCAAAGTTATAGTACCTCCAGACAAAGTCTGGAGTCTATAATTGCTTTGACTTACTTTAAGTACTCTTGACATTATATTCCTTCAAGGGAGCTTGCGCTCCCTATCAAGTTAGTTATTAACCGTTATCGATTACAACTGAAACGTTTACTACTGCTGTTGAAAAATTCCAACCAGCTGTTGCACCGCTGGCAAACTGAGTACCAGTGATAGGCACCAATGTTGCTTTGTGAGCAGTTAATTTGCTTACATAGTATGTACCGCCAGCTGAATCAGTTGCTTGAATAGTCATCTGACCTGATGTTGGAGTAGCAGTTACTAGTGTGCAAACACCGCTTGTACCATTTGTTGTTTCAACTTTGTAACGACGTGTTGCTGACTGTTTAATAATATTTGCATCTTCAGTTGCGCCAGAATCGCCTGCTACCCATGCTGTTGCTAGAATGGCTGAATAACGTCCGGTCGTTGCGCTACCAGTAGCACCAGTTGTTTCTGCTGTTGTCAAAGTTGCTGTAGCTGTTGCGGCTCCTGAACTTGTTAATACAATCAAATTACTAGCAATAGTTGTTGCAACTGATTGAGCAGTAGTTGTTGTCAAGCTGATAATGTTTGTACCAGCAATAGCGTGAGCGTATGTGTCAGCAAGTGTAATTTGACTGTTAGCAACGCTTACTGTAGCAACATAATAAACTGTTGAACCTGTAATACCACCAACTGTACTTGCGGCTGTAAATTGCATACCAGGAACAATTTCATCAACTGAACTTAATGTAACTAAGTTTGATGTAACTGTTGTTGCTGTAATTGTATAACTTGTTAATGAAGTGTTTACATAACCATCACCAGCTTGTGTAATAGTTGAACTTACTAGACCAAATGTTGCTGGAGTAATTTGTAGACCAGAACCTGAACTGTCAGAAGTCGATGGTGTAGTTGCTACAGCGTATGCTGTTACTGCACCTTTGGCAATTGAACCACCTGATACTACTGTTACTGCTGTAACTGTACCGTATGTAGTACCAAATGTAAATGTAGCACCAGTTGTTGTACCGTTGCTAATTGTCAATGGGCTTGTTGCATTAACAGCATTAGAGTAAGTTGCATACAATGTTGCGGCTGTTGCTGTTGTTGGTGTACCAACATAGTATGTTTGACCTGCGGCAATTGTTACACCACCAATAGTCATAGTACCTGTAATACTTGCACCGCTGATTACAACGCTGGTACCAGAAATCATTGCTGTACCAGTTGTGTTGAAACTAATTGTAGTAGCACTTGCATAAGCAACTGAAGCTAATGCGGCACTGGTAACTGTAGCTGTATAAGTCGAAGTAGCTGAACTAGAACCAATGCTTAAAGCACCAGCGGCAACTGGGTAAGCACGAGTTTGTGTACCGCTAATTGTAGCAGTTAATGTTTTAAAATTTGGTGTACCTGTTGCACTAACTGCACCTTCGCCACTTAATGATGGTGCTGGAAATGTTAATGTTAATGCGTCAGCGTTTGTAGCATTATAAGAACCTGCTGTTCCTACTGAAATACCGTTTACTGATTGACCGCCAAGGCCTGCATCGCCTGCTGTGTTTGCGGCACCAAAATTGCCGTCTGTACCTATGTTTCTATGACCAAAGTACTTTGATGATAAAGGACGTCCCATTTTAATTTCTCCTTCAAGAATAACGGCGTTCTAGGCCGTACGCGGTTGGATTTCCGCATAAAACTTACCCCATGTAAGTTTATACTATGTATTTATGCGTAGGTGATTCTTACGCCTAATTGATACAAATAAGCTAAATCCCTATGCGGAAACGCTGGATTGCTCTTAAAACTAACAACTACACCAAATGTAGGATCTGCTAAATTTGCACTTGTTAAACTTGTAGTTCCCCATAAATCATTAGATCCTCCATAGGTAAAATTATTACCCGGAGGAGTTAATATTACTCCGTAATCATCACCTGTGTAAATGTCTGCGGGCACAGGATTTATAGTACTGGCATAATTATTACCAATTAATTCACCACCTAAGGTTAACTGTATTAATAAATCTTCTATACGAGCATAGCGTTCCATTACAAGATTAAATTCTATACCATGTATTGTTTGATTGTTATTGGGGATTTTTAGATTTGTACACCACAACTGGCTGGTATTTGATAAAAATCTTTCCATCCATATACCACTGATAGTATACAATGGCTGATGCGTCACTGCATAATTATTTTCTGATATCGCTCCATTGTAATTCCAATCAATACTGTATTGATTAGTAGTTGTATTCAAAATAGATACATTAGAAAAACTAGTTGGACGAAAATACTTTGTGGTGGTCATATTATATTTACCCAAACAAAAAGGACTCCAAAGAGTCCTTTTCATTGTCTTTAAGACTAAGATTAAATTACTGGAACTTAACGTTAGCTGAAGTAATAGCAACACGACCTAGATAGTCAGCGGCATTACCTAAAGAACTTGCTGTGTTTGACAACTCAACATAACCATAACGTGTCATGAATGAAACGACTGGTTCGAATGTTGATGGATCTAAAACAACACCACTGCTCATCAATGGAATGTATGGGCAATAGAAAGCAGGAGCATCAGACTCTGAAGCACCTTTGTAACCGATAAGAATATCAGTTGTGTCAACAGCATAGCTGTTTACATATACTTTCATAGCATTGTTTAATGTACCAACAAACTTAGTGTTTGTAGGTGCTTCAAATGTACCTTCTGTTGTACGAGCAAAAGCTGAAGTAGTAGCAGATTGTAGAATTGTCAATGCAAATGGTGATACAACAGCGTAGTTACCAGCACCACGACGTGTACGTTGAGCGATCAAGTTACTTACGCGGTTGATCATAACTGCTAAGGCAGCATGCTCGTCACCAACGAATGTAGCTGTACCACTTACAGACGCTTGGTCGTATGTGTAGCTAGCAGTACCAGCCAATGTGATCAATGATGCAATGATCTCTTGGTCGATTTCAGCTGTAATTTCTTGTGCAAGAGCAGCCATAATTTCTGCTTCAACGTCAATACCTTGTTGAGCTTGAGCGTCTTGAGCAGCCTCAAATGTCCAGCGAGCTGATAACTTACGTGTCTTAGCTTCAACTGTTTGTTTCAAGATCTGGATGCTTAAACGGTTACCAGCTTGACCTTCTAAAGTAGCTGTTGAGCTAGCTTTTGAAGTTGCGTCAGTTTGGTTACCAGAATAAGAAGCCGCAATCTTGAATGGGCTTAATGCCTCTTCACCTGCTACGACTCCAGCGCCTGATGATGTGTCAGCATAACGCACACGTAGAGTGTGAATTTGACCAACTGGACCAGTCATTGGTTGTACGCCTAACAACTCGTTAGCAATAACGGTTGGCATAACACGACGAATTACCGGTAGAATTACGCGGTTTAATGTTGCAACGTTGCCGGCAGAAGTGGCACCAGCTGTTGGGCTTTCTAGCAAATACTTACGAGTATTCTCTAGTGTTACACCCATTACTGATTTTTTTGTGCCTTGTAAGCCTTCTAATAGGGCTTCCTTAGTTTCTGCCCAACGTCCGTTTAATAGTTCTGACATTTAAATTTTCTCCTTAAAATTTTAGTCCAGCAAGTTTACGAATATCAACGATGTTGTTATCGGACTCACTGCTATGTTTGGTGTTGGAAATCTTATTTCCGGTTACTTCTTTAGCCTCTACTAGTGCCTGTTTCTTCTGCGGTGCATTGCCTGCTATTACGGCTGGCAAATACTTTTCAAAACTTTCGTTTAGACGTGCAGTCTTTACGCCTTCCATTAGCTCTCCCATGATTGCTTTTTGTTCCTTGTTTAAAGGAGCAAGTAACTCATTCATGATTGCTTTACGTTCTTGAGCTTCTTTCAAAGCCTGGATTTCTGCTTGTTTACTTTCTATTAACTTCTCAGCTTTAACAACGGCTTGTGCGGCCTCTTGCATAGCTAAGTCCTTCATGTCTATGACCTTGAGTAGTTTAGCAGTTTCCGATTTTTCATTTAGGTAGCTTGAAGAATATTCAGCGGCAAAAGCCTCGAATAACTTGCGGCCAAAATCTGCACGACGTGCGGCTTCGATGTCTTCTCTTAATGCTGTAAGTTCAGAAGTTAAATTCTTAGTTACAACACCTTCGACCATTTGAGCGGCGCGGGTTACAAATTGTTGTTTTACCTTAGTGATTTGTTGACGACCTTCACGAACTAAACGTACTTTAGTTTCTGCGAGGTCACGTTTGTCTTTGTAAAACTCTGCGATTTCTTGAGCAAGAGCTTCAACTACGAATTGTTCTAGTTTACCAAATTTACTTGCCATTACAACTTGATCTTCATGCAATTCACGAACTTCAGAAGCTAGTTGACGTGTAACGAATTCTTTCATTACTTCAGCTGCCTTCTTCTTTTCTTTAGCTAGCTTAACTTTCATTTCAGCTAATTGCTTACGATCATCTGCAAATTCGACAATCTCAGTAGATAGTTGCTCAGAGATCATACGATCTACTGCATCTATCATTGTGTTCTTGTCGTGTTCGTATTTTTGTGCAAACTCTTCACGTAATTGTTGAGTTAGTACTTCGCGACTCTCGCTAATGCGAGCTTCGAAAGCTGCCTCAATTGACTCTTTGATCTCCTCAGAAATCATATTGTTTTCAAATAAACCTTTTAGTGCATCCAACATATGATTCTCCTTATTATTGGAGTTTGCTTATTATATTCAATAAGCTCTCTTTGAGATATTTCTGTGCCTTGGGATCATCTTTCACCTCTTGCGCTATGCGTAAGGCATTAAACCCACCACGACTATTCATCAGGTGTTCATAAATTGGTGTAGGATATGCTCCAGGAGCACTAGGTTGAGCTACCATATCTACTGTGATAATCTCAAAATCTGATACTTCACCGGATCCGTCTTCTTTGACGTTTCCGGATCCGCGACTTGAAACACCCAACTTGACTCCGCTTTCCAACATTGTCTTGATTAGTTGTCCCATAGGGGTTGGTAAAATTTTCAGTTTACCGTAACCATTTGGACCGTCCATCCACATATTAACTATCATGTGGGACACACGGTCCAGGTTAATTTTTAGATCATCTGGATGATCCACTTCTCCGAGAACTGAATAACCGTTTTGAATCTGATCGTTTAAGGTCTTGACAGCCTTGCCAATCTCGTTTACAGGATATACACGCTGGTTAGCGTTTTTTATACCGCCCTGGATGCAAATCCCGGACATGTATAAATTTTTTCCTTCTTTGTCATCAGACTCAACGATCATTTTTGCTTCGTTGAAACTGAGATTCTCTCGGAGGTATAACATAGTCTAGTATGTTCTCTTATTTCTTAATTGGGCGAAGCGTACTTTGCTTGTTCTGCTCGCCACGTTGTCCGCCTACTTCACCAGTATGCGCACCTACCATTTCACCTGGTTTAGCACCTTTCTTCTCTGCGCCATGACCTTTGCCATCGTTTTTGTAAGCTGGAGCTTTCTTATTTCCAGGAACATTAACATTACCAGCGTTCATCATTTGTGTACTTGGCTTTAGCAATCCACCTTGTGTACCGCCACCATTTTTAGTACCGGCATCACCGTGTACTTCAACATAGTTCTGAGCAATGTTACTTGCTGTACCGCCCATATTGTTTACCATGTCACCACGAATTGTACTTTTTGGATATTCTTCTCCAGCATTTTCATAGCTTCCTGATCCAACAGTCTTGCTTGAAACACCTTTACGCTCTGCACCGTGTCCGTCTTTAACTGGAATTACGTATTCCATTAATTCTGTTTCTAAATCGCCGCCCATTTCATCGCCACCAAATGATGGATCATCGATACCATCGTGATGTTCTGGCTCATGCTCTTCGTCGGCCATTAATTGTTCAAATTCTGCTTTTAGGTCTTCTAATGCATCTTCTAGATCCATTACGCGATCTTCAATATCGCCACCTTCTTCACCGTCGTCATCGCCGAAGCTCATGTCATCTTCTGCATCATCTTCTGCATCATCATCTTCTGCATCATCATCTTCTGCATCATCATCTTCTGCATCATCATCTTCTGCATCATCATCTGAGCCATATGGGTTACCTTGGTCTTTGGCTTTAGGCTTAGACTCTTCCTCTTCCTCTTCCTCCATTGGTGTCTCTTCACCACCAAAGTCGTCTTCTAAAAGACTTTCGTAGATTTCACGGCTTTTGCCTACTACGATATTATGAAATATTTCTTTTGCTGCCTGTTGATCATCATTGATCAAAGCTTCTAGCATGGCTTCAAATTGAGCGCGGTCAGTCATGTTTATTTCTCCTGTGATTTGTAATTGTGATACAAGGCTGTATTATATTTACACTTTTGTTAAAAAAGTGTATGGATATAGACGAAAAACAGTCAGTTTTGACAATTTTTCTTTATTATGCCGGTGGAGCCGGTGGAGTTGCGTACATTGAATGTATAAATTCTAGTTCGTTCTCTTGTTCTAGTATATGTGCTTCACTACTTTTACGTAGTTCATTAAGTTGTTTTAAAGTTAATCTGGTTTTACGTGTGTCAGTTCTGTGCATAACTGTATCGTCACGTTTAGGCTCGTAGCGTAAATCATTAGCCACATGTCTTGTATCAGGATCAATGTAAAACAATTCTCTTAAAATCATATTGTATTTATGCTGGTGGTGCTGTTGGAGCAGGTGTGCCTGCTGTTTGTCCAGCGGCTGTAGCTTGACTTTCTGCTCCTGGTTCTTCTTGCATATCCTCTGGAGGAGTCATATCACCTGCGGCGCCTAAATCTCCTTCAATGCCGGCGGCAGATAAGCCTGCACTACGCATTTCTCCAGCGGCATCAGTCATTGTAGGTTCGCCTTTTCCAGCTTCCTCGCCCCATAAACGTTCGTTTTCTGCTACTTCTTCGTCTGTTAAACCTAAGAAACGCTTTAATGCAAAACGTTTTGACATAAATGGTACTGCTTGAATGGTATTAAATGTATTAATACGTTCTGCATCAATGCTTGCTTGACGTGAACTGGCAAAGTTCATCGGAGGATTAAACTTTAATTCAAATAAATTAGCATCTAAATTAAGTCCTTTGGCATGCATATACATCTTAAACTCTTCATCAAACACAGATGTAATAAGACTTTGTAGTCTTTCACAGTATTTGTTAAAGCGTAACTCTTGAATGTATGCTGTTCCTACTCGTCCATCATTAAAACTTGCTTGGCTATCGTCTGCACCAGTAGGCAAATAGCTACTTGGAATACGCAAACCACGGAATAACTTGTTAGTAAAGTACTTTAAGTCATCAATTTCACCTAAGTTAGTCCCGCCGGGCAATGTTTCTACTTTAGATCCACGTCCTTCTGCTGTTGTTGGAAAGAAATAGTCTTCATTAATGCTTAAAGGATTATAAGCAGAGTCGATAACATTTTGTCCGCCACCTGATTGACTAGGAATTCTACGTTGATGTATCTCATTCTTAACACGTTCTACGAATGCCATAGCTAAATGGCTAGGCATATTACCTACGTCGATATGAAATACACGTCTTTCAGGAGCACGTTGTATACGATAAATTAAAATTGCGTCTTCTAATAGCTCTTTTTGTTTGTAAACTTTAAAAATATTTTCTAATAGGCTATTACCAAATGGATAATTGTTATCTAATCCTTCACTTAGACTTAAATGCACAATATGTTTTGCATCTAAAGCACTTTCATGTTGATTGAGACCAAATCTACTGCCGTTTCCACTAGTAGGACTATTACCTACAGTACCTTTACTACTACCTGGACTGCCCATCATACCGCCATAACTATTACCGCCAGCGGCATTATTACGTGGATTAATATTAGGAGTTATTTGTGTTACAACTAAATTTTCAAAATTAGGTGCTAGATCTTTAACAACATACTGCTCGGGTTTCTTTCCTTCGCTTTCATTTACAATAACTTTGATAATTTGACTAGGATCTATATAAGTCCATTTTTGATTTTCAGGATCTCTGACAAAAAAAGCATCGCCATATTTGAATACATTGCGTACAATACGAAAAATTCTTGTTTCAAATTTTTGTAGTTTAGTCCATTGTTGCATATATTCTGCAAGAATTTTAACTTCACTGTTAGTAGCTTTGTTTCTCCAGCTGACAGTAAATGGACTTTTGCCATCTTTTAATTTTTGTGTACAAAATTCTGCAAGAATATCTAATGCGGCATTAACTTCTGGATCACTATCCATTACTTCATACTGGCTATAACGTTCAATGCGGTTAGGACTACCTGTGTAAACGTCCGGCAAATAATTACTATAGTTAGTTTGGCTTGGGCCAAGGCTAGTACTGCCATTAAAAGGGCTTAGTGAGCCTGATGTGTTTGACGCTACAGGTGTAAAATACTTTTTCCAACTCATTTATGGTTGTCCTTAGGCAAATTTGTTGCCGCTTAGGCTTTTAGTAGCTTTGATTTGCATTGCGTTCAAATCAACAGTTTTTGAACTGTTAGCAACTAATTGCATTATACCAGTATTTAACCTTACAAGTTGTTCATTGACATCTTTTAGAGTTGTAGAATCTGTGATTATATTAGAAGATTGTGATTGTTGATTAGTAATTGCTGGAGCAGATATTTTTGGTTCTTCAGTTGGTAGCTTTAAAGAACTGTTTATCATTGAACTAGGATTATAAGTTGTCTGCGGTGTGTTGATTGAGCTTATCTTAGTTTTAATTCCATCAAACATACTGGCAAATTCTTTATAACCTGCTTCTACTCCAGAATTCTTTGCTCCCTTTGCTAAATTATCTAATTGTTGACGATTAATAACACCTTCTTCATTATGCAATAGCGCTGGAGTGCCGTTTGGACTAAATTGTTCAAGCAATGATCCAACTGATCCTAAACTAGTATTTGCTCTGCTAACAGGTTTATCGGATCCGCCCAGCCAACTTGGCATATTTGTAGACCACCAACTTGGCGATGATGGCATTTGTGTACTTGGATTAGACATTGACGGAGTAGATACTGTAGGTTTAGCTACTTGGGGAGTTGTTTGCGTACTAGGATTTGGTGCTGTAGGTGCTGTTACCGCAGGTGCTGCCGGAGTACTAGACGGCATTTGCGTACTAGGATTAGGTGCTACTACTGGTGCTGTTACTGCGGGAGTAACTGTATTTCCAGACGGCATTTGCGTACTAGGATTAGGAGTTGCAGGTGTTATTTTAGGTTGTGCGGCTTTACGTTCTGCTTCTCCTTCTTCCTTAGTAGGCATTTTATTTGGAGATGGTATTGGTTTGCCATCTGTTGTGGTAGTAGGAACAGGTGGAGTTGTTTTAGGAGTAGGAGTGCCAGTAATTGCTCTAATAAATCCATCGATATACTTAGTGGCTTTATCTGCGGCTTGACCTGATCCAAAGACTGCTGTACTATAACTGTCAATTGCTTTAGCTACTTGGGTGCCAGCGCCTTTTGCAAACGCATCGTCAAATCCTTTTGCTAGTGCTTCGGCAGATTTGGCGCCTCGATCTTGATTTTCGTTAGCGGCAATTTGTACTGCTTCTTTAGGATTTCGTGCGCTTCTTTCAAATCGTGCATCTCTTCTTACTTGATCAAGAGCTTGTTGTGGGGTAAGTGTACCATTGCTATTGCGTAAAACTTGTGCTACACGCTGACTAATTCTATCTTCATCTTGCGCTTTTGTAAAAGTATCTGCAAGTGGACCGCCTAAGGCAATTTGTCTTCTAAACTGAGGATCATTTTGTCTATATACGGCAGCATCGGCTAAGGCCTTATTCATCATAGCACGGCCAACTTCTCTAGAAGTTGCGTCCTTACTTGCACTTAGTTGTGCGGCACGCTCAAATTCTCTAGCGGCCTTAGGGCCCATTGACATTAGATAATTTTGTTGCTCTTCAGTTTTTCTCCCGCCTATTGCAATAGTTGCGGCTAAGTCTTCTGCACTTTTACCAAACACAGATACTTGTGCTTGAGTTCTAATAAAGTTTTTTCTTTGATCTTCATTCATGCCTTGCAAGGCAGCTGAATATTTTCCTTCTTTTAATCTACTTTCTATTTCTGCTTCTATTTCTCCACGATTTCGTCCGGTGGCATTTGCAGATAATTGTAATTCTTTTGCTAGTTCGGCGTTAGCTTCGCTTAATTTCTTTCTGTTGGCCGCACCTTGAGAACCTTCTGGACCTTGCAAGTTCTCTTTGGTGTACATGGATCCCAACGCCTGCAATTTCATATACTCGTCACCCAAAGTAATACCGTAAGCCTGTAATTGCTTGCCTAATTGACTATCTCTAGTCTCAGCGGTCATTTGCGTAAGTGTCTTACCAGATTCGTTAGCATTTTTAC